GGAGAAGACTTAACAACAAAAATGCTTTTGCAATTACATAGGGATCGGTTTCCTTCTATGCCGGATTCCTCTAGAGAATCTATAGAATCGGTCATAAAAGAACTAACGCACTATGTACAAGACAGTCCTGAAATGATGCAGGATCTTATAGCTAATTTTTGGAGAAGAAACAAAGCACAGAAGATAAGTTCAAAGGCTACAGATATTTGGTTAGGCAATGAGGGTGATTATGAAGGATTAAGAGTTTTACTAGATGAGCTTATAAATAAGCAACCGGAGGACAGCACTAATTATGTCAGAGTAGAAGATAGTGTTTCTGACTTTTTAGAATCTTGGAATAAAGGATTTGAGTTTAAATTTGGTTTGGTTCCTTTACAGGATAGGGTAGGTGGTGTAGGTAGAGGAAACCTTGGTGTGATATTTGCAAGACCAGAAACTGGAAAAACAACTTTTTGTTCTTATTTGGTAGCCGAGTATATTAGACAAGGTTTTAAAATAGCCTATTTTGCAAATGAAGAACCCGGCAGACTTGTAAAAGGGAGAGTGTTTTGTGCCTATTTAGACAAGAATATCAATGAGTTACAAGAAGATATTGAAGCAGTAAATGAAGTGTATAATAAAGAGGTAAAAGAAAACTTACTCATGTTAGAGGGAAGAGGAATTTCTATGAGAGAAGTGGATAAATTTATAGAAGTGAATAAACCTGATATTGTTTTTATAGACCAACTTGACAAAGTAAATATAAAAGGAGTATATTCAAGAGTAGATGAAAAATTAAGAGCTGTATATGAAAATGCAAGAGCAATGGCTAAACGAAATGATTGTATGATTTGGGCTGTATCTCAAGCATCTTATGAAGCTCATAATAGACAGGAGATAGATTTTAGTATGTTGGAGAATAGTAGAACAGGAAAAGCAGCTGAGGCTGACATTATTATAGGTATAGGAAAAAATTTTGGAGATGAAGAGGATTATATTCGTCATCTTTGTGTTTCTAAAAATAAATTATCTGGTTGGCATGGTACAATTACATGTCGAATAGATATACAGAAAGCTAGGTATTTACCATGACAAAAGAACAAGCAAACGTAGTTACAATAACAGATAAAGCAAATAAGCACCTATCAAAGATTGTAATAAAAAATAAAGTTAAGGGAGTTTCCCTGTCGGTTGATGGGGGAGGTTGTGCAGGATTTAATTACAAATGGGATCTTTTAAAAGAGCAACCTAAAACTGCTGAAGAAAATGATATAATAAATTTAAATAAAGGTTTTCTTTATATAGATCCTTTTGTTACTATGTACATTCTTGGTACACAAATAGATTTTATAGATGACATAGCCGGATCATATTTAAAGATAGTTAATCCCAATGCCACATCTGAGTGTGGGTGTGGAGAAAGTTTTTCAGTGTGAGTAGAGTATGCTAAAAGCTGATGGATTTGATAAAGCAATAGTAGGTGTTGGTAGAAGATGTGGCCAGCCGGATTTATTGGTGTATGATGTACATGAATGTATAAATATACTTATAGAGAAGGATGGTATGACGGAAGAACAGGCAATGGAATATTTTGATTTTAATGTAGTAGGAGCATGGATGGGGGAAACTACACCTATATTTTTGTATACAGGAGAAGAGTATTGACAAGTGGGTATAGGTATTATAAGAGCAATTCTAAAGGAGAAGCTGTATTTAGAAGAGATACAAATCAAAATTTAGAGGAAGTAGAAAAGTACTTAAAAGAATATAATATTAAATATGAGGACAGGCTAAAGGCTCTTGCATTAAAAATTTATAACAAAGAAGAACATCCTTATATATACTATTGGACTACAGGAAGATGGAAACCTTTTAATGGAAAAATATCTCCCCATTATAGGAGTAACTCTATAGAAGATTTTGTTTCAAACTATTTAAATAGGTTTTGCTCATGAAAACAGTATGGTTACTATATATTTTAGTTTCATTTAACGGTAATGATAAATTGAGTACATATGAATACACCACAGAGAATGAGTGTGAAACAGAAAAAGTAAGAATAACTAAAGAGTTTGAAGAAGTGTATGACATATATACTGCTCAATTACATTGTGTAAGAGGTGTTAGAAGTACAAAATGAGAACAACAATATTAGATATAGAAACAACATACAAAGTAAACGAGGATAAAAAAACTGATGCCGATCCCTACACAGGAAATATGTTAGTTTCCGTTGGTTATATTACAGAATCTGATGAAAATTACCTTTGTTTCTTTCACAGGGAAAAAGAACCTACTCCAAATGCAAAAGAAATATTACAAAAGGTTTTAGACAACACAACTTTATTAGTAGGCCACAATATAAAATTTGACTTAAAATGGTTGAGAGCTTGTGGATTTACCTATACAGGAAATGTACATGACACTATGATAGTAGAATATGTCATGCAAGGTGGAGAGAAGATTCCTTTATCTCTTGAGAAGTGCTGTGAACGATATGCTGTCTCTCAGAAGAAAACTGGTTTAACCAATGAATTTTTTGAAAAAAATGTGTCGTTTGAGGACATACCTTGGAAAATTGTAGAAGAATACGGAAGAGCTGACGTACAGGCAACGAAGGAGTTATTTCATGCTCAATATTCTAACTTGGATGGAAAACTTGAGCCTACCATTTATTTGATGAACGAATTTTGTGAAGTGCTTTGTGATGTAGAGAATGAAGGTATACAGATAGGTCTCAAGAATCTATTTGAAATAAAATCTGTGTACATGAAAGAAGTACAGCAATTGAAAGACTATCTAAACAAAGAAGTAAAGATACTAATGGGGGATACTCCTATGAATTTAGATAGCTCTGAGGACAGATCAAAAATTATATTTTCTAGAAAAGTACTAGATAAAAAACAGTGGGCACAATATTTTAACTTAGGTTATGAGCTTAGGGGGAATACAAAAAAGAAAAGGAGACCTAAAGCTTTAAGTGTTCAAGCTTTCCAACATAGTATGGTTAGATTTACTAAACCTCTGTTCAAAACGGTTATGAAAAGATGTGTGACTTGTGGGGGAATTGGATACAAGTATGTTTTGAAAAAGGATGGAACGATAGGTAAACAGAAACGTATCTGTATAACTTGTAATAAAAAGGGTGTAGTGTATAAACCCACAAGAGAATATGCAGGTTTAGGTATACATGCAACAAATACAAATGATTTGACTATTCATGGATTTAAGACGGACAGACCCACGTTGGAAAGATTAGTACTTACAGCAAAAGAAAATCAAAAAGTTTTTATGAAAAATTATGTAAGATACAATGCTGTTAAAACATATTTGAAAACCTTTGTCGAAGGAATAGAAAAAGGTTTAGATAAGAAACGTAGAATACATCCACATTATATGCAATGTGTTACGTCTACAGGAAGACTATCCTCAAGGAACCCTAACTTTCAAAATATGCCAAGAGGTGGTACCTTTCCTGTACGTAAAGTAGTAATAAGTAGATGGAAAGGTGGGAGTATTCTAGAAGGAGATTATTCGCAGTTAGAATTTCGGGTAGCCGGTTTTTTAGCTCAGGATGATAAGGTGTACGAAGATGTTAGAAATAATATTGATGTACACGCATTTACAGCATCTGTTCTTGGTGTATCTAGACAGGATGCAAAGGCTGACACATTTAAACCTTTGTATGGTGGTCTACTTGGCACACCAAAGCAGATGGAATATTATCGTGCATTTAAACAGAGGTACAGCAAGATTACTCAATGGCATGAACAATTACAAAATGATGCTATTACTAATAAACGTGTTGTACTTCCTTCTGGCCGATATTATAATTTTAAAGATGTATATAGAACGAGATACGGTGGAGTTTCTAACTCAACAGCAATTAAAAATTATCCTGTACAAGGGTTTGCTACAGCTGATCTCCTACCTATTGCATTGATAAAGTTAAAAAAGTTGTTGACAGATCGTAAAATGCACAGTATAATATGTAACACAGTACACGATTCAATCATAATGGATGTGTATCCTGAAGAGCAGGATTTAGCTGTAGAGACAATGAAAGAAGCTATGATGTCTTTGCCTGAAGAATGTAAACATAGATACAATATTGATTATGATATGCCGATAGGAATCGAAATTAAAATTGGTAACAATTGGTTAGACATGAAGGAGGTTTATAAATCATGACCGAATTAACCACAATGAATACTACTCTGCCAGAGAACTTATCTAAGGTTTCTACAGAGGATATGATGAAACTAACAGGTCAAATGGATTATTCTAAGACCAAATCTTCATTAGGTAGATTGGCAATCAATCATGCTTCTGAAGATAACGAGGGTAATAACTTGCCTAGAGGGTGGTTTAGTTTGTACACATCTGAAGAAACAGTGTATGGAGAAAAAGCAAGCATGAGAGTTTTCATGCGTACTTATTCCTATTTTGTTTGGGATAATGAACAAGCTGCATTTTCTTGTCAAACTGTACAGGCACCGTCTTTCGGTGGTGATTTTTATGATACTGAAGGTGGGCTAAAGTGTGGTAAACTAGACCGTAAAACTTTAGAGGCATTACCAAAGGATAGTCCGGAGTGGGCTGTACAGAAGAGTATCAAGTGTAGTCAAAACCTCTATGGTTTAGTCTCATTTGAGAATGCAAAGAACAAAAGTGGTGGTAAGACTACTGTTAAAGATGTTCCTTGTATATGGTACGCAAAGGGAGCTAATTTTTCTCCTGTGAATGACTGTCTAAGAAGCCTAGGTAGACAAAATCAGCCTATGTGGTTGATAAATATTGGGCTGTCTTCAGTACGGAAGAAAAAAGGTGGTAACATCTACTTCCATGCAGAGCTAACACCTCAAAAGACAGTTACACATTCTGAAGAAGATGATGTTCTCTTGCGTCAATTTATGGAATCTGTAAAATTTTATAATGATACTGTAATGGAGGCATACCAATTAGCCACTTCAGATAAAGTAGAATATGATTCCGTAATTAATGAATAGCTTTATACTTCATAAAGTACAAGGGTTTCTAGATCGTGTATCCAAAGAGGGTACCGATCTAGATCCCAAGCTTGTAGAAGAATTTAAAGAAGCTTGTGGAAAGTCCATTGTTCGACAGTTTTCTAATAGGAAAGAAAAATGGAGACCACGTATGTCTTCTTTAGGCAGGCCTCTTTGTCAGCAGAAAATGGAAAGAGATGGTGCAGAAAAGAATCTAGAATATAATTCTATTTTACGATTTGCGTTTGGGGATATGATAGAGGCTCTTACCATTTTGGTACTGAAATCGGCAAAAGTAGACGTTAAGGCTGAACAAGAAAAAGTAAATTTACAATTAGGAAAAAATTCTATTTCTGGTACATTGGATGTTGAGATTGAGGGAAAGGTATGGGATATTAAATCAGCAAGTCCCTATGCATTTGAACATAAATTTGGAAATTTAGGTGGTTACAAAAAAATAAAAGAAGATGATGTGTTTGGGTATATTGTACAAGGACACTTGTACAGCCAAGCAAGGAACAAAGATTTTGGAGGGTGGATAGTTGTTAATAAGGCTAGTGGAGAGTGGACTGTTTGTGAGGCACCTGCAGTACAGGAAGAAGATAGAAAAGAGGCATTGGCTCTAGCAGAAAAGAATTTAAAAGCCCTAATGAAAGGAGAGAAATTTAAAAGATGTTTTACAGATACGGAAGAGACATACAAGGCCAGTGATGGTACTATAAAAAATACTGGAAATAGATTGCTTTCTAGCATCTGTGGGTTTTGTGATTTTAAGAGGGCATGTTGGCCTAATTCTATCATGCACAGAAAAGTATCTTCCAATGCTCGTTTTCCTAAATCTGTATGGTACAGCAAACTTAAAAAAAGAGAAATATAATGCCTATATATTTTCAAACGGATGTCAGTTTTTCTGATATATATATGAACGACAACGTCTGGTATGCTTTTCCAGATTCTGAAGATCAGAAAGGTGGAGCTGATATTATAAGAGAGTTAAGAACAAGTTCTACAAGTATACCAATAAGAGTTTGTAAAAGTTTTTATAAAGGTGGTGGGTGGGATGATTATGATTATGATAAAAAAATAGCATTGCTTATAGAAGATTTAAATAAAGTTAAAGAAATACTTAATAAGGGAGCTTTGGTATGTTTTTACATGGCTGAATGGACAGAGAGCTTAGAGAAAATGAAAAAGGATTCTTGTAAGATATTTGATTTTGCTCTAGAAGAATCAGGAGCTTTGTTTGATGCTTTTCCTCCCAAGGATATAAAAAGATATAAATCATGAAAAGAGCACATGGGTATCGGTCTAATTTTGAATTGGATATAGCTAGACAGCTAGTTAAGAATGCTGTACAGTTTGAATATGAAAAGACTATGATAGATTATATTAGAAATTGTACATATACTCCTGACTTTTATATAAAAGAAAAAGATTTTTATATAGAAGTAAAAGGTAAATTTGAATCTCAAGATAGGGGAAAGCATCTGTTGATTCGTAAACAGCATCCAGAACTAGACATACGTTTTTTGTTTATGAGAGCTAACAATAAGTTATACAAAGGATCTAAAACAACTTATGGTGGTTGGTGTGATAGGCATAATTTTAAATGGTATGAAAGTTTTATTCCAAAGGAATGGATAAAATGATTGGTAAAAAGAAATTTAAAAAATTTAAAACTACTTTACCAAAAAATTCTTTTGTTATTATTATACAGGATAGTGAAAATGGCCCATCTGAATTTATGGCTTACGATACAACAGAGGAAAATAAGGTTACTGATGGGTACGTAATATTAAGAGGTTTTATTGAATTGCTTGAAACACAATTAGATAAGGTGATTGTACATGGTCAAGCTGCAATTTTTAGGGGGGTAGAAGTGAACAAACCTGAAATAGGAAATAAATCTATACAAAAAGGTAATGTAACAATAGTGGATTTTAAAAAATGAGTGTACATGAAAGACATGATGAGTATATGGCAAAAAGAATTAAAGAAGAGAAGGTAGCTAATAATTTAAAGAATTTAAAAGATAAATTAGCTACAGAAAAGCAAGTAGGAGGAGACCATTATAAAGATTTTACTATACAGCCTGTAGTTTTTATTCAAGAAAACAAATTAGATTTTTGTGAAGGAAATATTATAAAGTATATTTGTAGACATAAATTTAAAG